CTGCTAAAGTGGTGAAGGGAACTGAAGTGAACACCGAATTTGATAACATAGCAACTGCGGTAGCTACTAAGGCTAATCTAGCTGGCCCGACCTTTACGGGTACTACGACTGCTGCGAACCTCACAGTGTCAGGAACATTCACTGGCACTATTGATGGAGGGACTTACTAATGCCACATCAAGCAGGACATACATGGAGCGACCTATTTAGCGGGGCTGGAGACTTCCTTAAAGACACTGGTCTTATTGGCGGGACTCTTGGTGGCTTAGTCGCTGGGCTAGGTCAGGAGGCTATGAACCGTCAGGCTATGCAGCGCATTGAAGAAATGCAAAGACAAGCTGTGACGGGTGTCACTGGCTCTCCTACTTTCCCTACCTATGAGGGCGGTTTAATAGGAGAAGTTCAAAGACAGGCTCAGTTCAAACCCTTTACTGTAACTACTCCTACGGGTGCTACTGCTGCATTTACCCCAGAAGGTATGACTGCCCAAGTTACTCCTGAAGAAATGGGATTGATGCGTAGTCTGGGTGGGTTTGGTCAGCAGGCTTTTGACTTTCTAGGCGACCCCGAACAAAGGGCCGCAGAACAAGCCGCAGTGATTGGAATGTTAACTCCTCAAGCTGGCGAAATGGCTGCTAGGGAAGCTGACATATACTCAAGACTAGAAGCTATGCAGGCTCCTGAAAGGGAAAGGGCCAGACTTCAGTTAGAAGAAAGACTAGCAGGTCAGGGTAGACTAGGTGTTCGTACTTCTATGTTTGGTGGAACCCCTGAACAACTGGCCTTAAGTCAAGCTATAGAAGAACAACGGGCAAGGTCTGCGGTATCTGCTATGGAACAAGCTAGGGCTGAACAGGCTCTACGCTCTCAACAGACTCTACAAGGTTTGGGTGAGTTCAGACAACGCGCCGGTCTATTTGGTGAACTTGGTCTTGGTGCTATTGCTGGTGCTTATCTACCTCAACAGCAACTCACAGCCGCCCTACAGCCTCAATTAGAAGCACAAAGACTTGCTACTACATTGGGTGCTACTGGTCTTGGCTTACAAGCTGGACTTGGAGAAGCCGCACTAGAAGCACAGCTTGGTTATTCAGACATTCTTGGTCAACTGGAACGTCAGAGATACCAAGGTTTGTTTGATTTGCTAAGGGCAGAAAGGCAGGCTCAAACACAAGCTGCTACTGGTAGCAGTGGAAGGTCTGGCAATTTTATAACAAACCTTTTTGATATGTTTGAAGAAGCAGGTATTCAAAGGACTTAAAAATGGCTATTAACATACAATCTTTATTTAGCGACATTATTGAGACTCCTGCTCAAAAGCAACGGAGGCTTTTAGAGGAAGGTTTAATTCAAGCCTCTACTATCCAGCCAAGTTCAGGTCTTTTAAGAACTGGCCTTGCTAGGGACATTATGCGTGATATGCCCCGACAGAGAGAGCAGTTCCGTAGGGGTGTTGGTGGAATGTTGGGTCTGGACGTTAGAACTGAGTCTGAGAAGCTGCAAGATATTCTAAGACAGTCTGATACCTCTGACCCACAAGGAATGAGAGGATTGGCTAGAGATATACGCCAAATAGCTCCTGCTCAAGCTATGACGCTCTTGCAGGCCGCTGATGAAGAAGAAAGAAAGAGAAAAGTTGAGGCTATTGACCTAGAGTCAAAACAACTTGCTCTTAAAGCTGCAAGAAATACAGAATCATCAATACCTTTAAGAATTGCTGCTGCGACAGACATTGTTAGTGGGTTTGATTCTAATTTTGCTTCTATGATGCCTTTTCTTTATAGCAATGACCCAGATGGTGCCGCTAGGATAGCAGAGCAATACGCTGCTGGAACAGGTGAGGGCGGAATAAGGCAGCAAAAGATAAATGACACATTTAACATACTTGTTTCTAGTGGTACTCCTAGAGATGAGGCTATGGAACAAGCTATAAAGATTGTTGACGGAAGAATAACGATTACACCCGACCCAAATAATGCAACTAGAGCGACTCTTACTGACATAATAGATAAAGAAGTAACAGTAATATCTAATATGCCTTCTCCATCCGCTAATTCTATGGAAGAGGAAGAATTTCAGTCAATGCTTCAGGATTCAGACTTGCCTTCAGTTCTTGAAATGCTTCAAGAAACTACTGGCATGTGGAATATGGCTGGAGAGTTTTTTGGAAGGGCGCTTGAGTCTTTAACAACTCTTGAAGGCTTTACCGATGAGCAGAAGACAGAATACGTTAAAGGATTGAAGGCTCTTGAAAATACCGTAATAAGAGCGTTTTCATTAAATGATAGGTATCCAGATGCAGAACAGCAAAGAATCAGAGAACAAATAGCTTTTAAGCCTGAAGTTTTTGTTGGGCCAGAAGCCGCTGCGGCTAGGGTTGCTGCTGTAGACAAGTTTATGGCTCAAGAAATCATGAACATAAATCAGAGGCTAGATAATCCAGAAATATCGCCAAAACAAAGGTCTGATGATATTACTTTAAGAGACGCTATTCTTTCTTATAGAGACAGGTTATATCCAAATACTCCAGACCCATCAAGAATGACTCCAGAGGTCATTAATAATATGGCAAAAGAGCGTCTCAGATATTTTGTTAGGGATGTTTACTCTAACGAAGAAATAGCAAGAATGAGCGTAGAAGCTAGACAAGCAATAGCAGAAGCACTTAGGTAACTGGTGATATTATGGCAACTCCTGAAGAATTGAAAAGGCTTGCAAGAGAAACTGAGTCTGAAGGGTTTTTCCCAGATGCCTATAAAACTATAAGCCAAAATCTTGGAAGAATGGTTTCTGGAGACCCAGAAATTAGAAGGCAGCTTGGCCCTTATTCTGATACCTCTCCGCAAGGCTTGAAGGAATTGGCCGCATCAGTAGATATTCCAGCAGAAGAAACTCCTGGAACTGCTTTTGGGACTGGTTTTTCAGAAACTATACCTTTTGCTGTTGGCCTTGGCGTTTTAGCTCAGGTAGTACCGCAAGCAAGAGCCGCAAGCGGAGCGGGAAGAGTCGTAACAACCTTACAAAACCTAATAAGCTCTTATGGAAGGACGTTTAGAGAAAGACCTGTATCTCTGATAACTGGAGAGGCCTTTGCTGGGGGTGTTGGTGGCGTAGGTGGGTTCACTTTGGAAAGAGCTTTTCCTGACCTGCCTGGAGCAAGATTTATAGGAGAGATAGGAGGGGGACTTACTGCTGATTTGGTTCCTTCTATCATAAAAATGGCTCCTACCATAAGTATTATAAGGTCTAGTATAGACAGACTAGCTCCAGGGGCAGCCCAAAGGCGAGCGTCTGAGTTGCTTTCTATTGGTGATAGACAAGGTGCGCTTTCTGCGATTCGTGAGGCTCAAGATTATTCTCCAGGCGCGCAATTTACTTCTGGAGTGTTATCTGGAGACCCAACTTACGCAAGTATGGAGAAAACCATAATAGATGCGTCTAAAAATGGCGAGCTGTCAGAAAGACTATCAAATATGATACAGCAGACAAGTGATGCTATTTATAACGACATTTCGTTTGGCGGTTCAAGCCCAGAAGAAATACAAAAACTGTTTGAAAACCAAGTAAACCACTATTCAGCCCTTCTTGACGCAAGGATGGAGATTGCTGCAAACAGAGCCAATAGAGCTATTTCTCAAGTTCAGCCTGAAGGAGTAAGAGAAGCTATAGAGCCTACAGTAAGAGGCTATATTCTTAACGCTGTCAAAGAGGCTAGAGAGCTTGAGTCTTCTTTATATTCCGTTGTTGACCAAGAAGTCATTGTCCCTATAAATATTTCAAGAATAGCTTATCAAGAGCTTGCTGCTAGTCTTCCCATTGCTAAAAAAGGGAATATGCCAAATGCGGCAAAATTCCTTGACCCTAAATCAGATAGCTATCTTGGCAAAAAGACTGTAGACGGGAAAACAGAAAAAACAGACGAAAACACACTTTTTGAATTAAGAGGAGTTCAAAGCGCATTAAGGGCGGAAGCTAGAAATGCCAGAGGCGGACAAGAGCCAAATTTTGACTTAGCGAGAATAGCTGATGAGCTTGCCGACTCTATTACTGAAGACATTTCTAATATCTACGTATCAGAAGGCCAGGAAAACCCCTTAGCTGTCGCAATTGCCTTTTCAAGAGAGCTTAATGACAGGTTCGGAACTGGAGATGTTGCTAAAATTTTAGGAAGAAGTCGCTCAGGAGGAGACAGAATAGACCCTTCTATGACTCTTTCTGCAACGCTTGGGACTGGAACAACCCTTAGAGCTGGCGCAAGAGTTGCCTATGATGACATCTTGCAGTCTGTTTCAGGAAATCCTGATGTTCAGTTGGCAATGGAAGAGTTTCTAAAATTTAATTTCTTTAGGAATCAAGAATTCAACGCTAGAGCAGCGCAAAATTTTCTTGTTTCAAATTCAGAATTGATGAACAGGATGCCTGCTTTTAAGAGGGAAATACAGGAAGCTATAAGAACAAACGACTCAGCCCAACTATCCCGAAGCAGAGCGGTCTCTGGCACAGGGTTTATGAACCCAAACATTAACAAAGCCATTATCTACATAAATGCAACTCCTAAGCAGGCATTTGACCAAGTTATAGCTTCAAACAACCCTGTTAGGGAAATGAGAAGTTTTATCAGAATGGCGGAAAGAGATGTCAGTGGAGACGCGATTAAAGGACTAAAATCAAGTTTTACTGATTATCTGTTTAACAGGTCAACGTCACAAATGACTTTGCCAAACGAAAATAAAGTTCCAATTTTAGATGGGAACAAGTTTTCTAGTTTGCTTGATGAGCCTAAAGTAAAACAAGCGGTAATGGCTCTTTTTACAAGAGAAGAGAGAGCTAGGCTTGAAAGGGCCTCAAGAACAGCGAAGACTCTAAGCTCTCAGATGCAAAGAAGGCAGGCAATAGACCTTGTTCAAGACCAAAATATGAATCTTTTGCAGAGAACCCTTCTCAGGGTATCTGGTGCTACTTTAGGTAGAAGGATGGGAACTGGGACTTTGCAAGCTCCAGAAATGGTTGCAAATATATTTGAAAGGCTTGGAAGAGGCGGCGTAATGGATGCTGAAACTAGAATCCTTGAAGACGCTATCTTTAATGAAAACTTGTTTAAGGCATTGCTAGAAAGGCCGTCAGAGGGGACATTATCTCCTCAATCACAAAGGGCTTTACGAGCTTGGGCGGCTCAAACTCTTGCTACTTATGGAAATGAACAGCAGGAACAAGATTAAGTTTTGAGGCAGTGCGGCATCCTGGGTTCCTCCACCCTCGCCTTTGGGTGCCGTACTGACCTCTCCTAATGTAGTTCCCCGTCTATCAGTTCCTTGTATCTCATGGAGATGAACATATTGAATAATTCATCCACTGTATTATTCTCCTCCATGAACTCCGAATAATCCCTCACCATCATCGCAAGAGTCCCAATCGCCCTCTGTTCCGTCCCCTCCAAAAAGGGTAAGTTGTTGTTCACCCATTTCGCAAGTTCGTCTGGTTCCATGGGGTCTATTTCTACAGTCTGGATTTCCCGTTTCAAGCCAACACACTCCGCATATCATTCTTTCGCCACTTCCCACACCAAGGACAGAACCACCCTCTAACTACAAGCTCATCTTCCCTGTCGTAGATGATTAACATCTTATTTCCACATTCACAGATTTGCTTCAAGTTCACGATTCTTTCTCCTCAATTCTTTGACCATATCTTCTAGGTCAGGTCTGAAGTATTTAATCGGTTTCTTACTATCTATCAACATCTGGTCACAGAAGTCATCCCCATACATATCCCTCATGAACTTGGAGTAACCTTCTCTAACGTGAGTCCTATGCCTCATACCATACTGGTTACACCCTTTACACTGGGGATGTATGTTCTCCTCCATTATCTTTGTAGCCTGCTTCCCTCTCTCAATCCAGTGTCCGCCCTGCATATCCTTCCAGTGGAACCACTTATTACAGGAGACACATTCTATAAAACCATTCTTATCAGCAGCTACCGCAGCCTTCAACCTAACGTGCTTCTGTAATAGCTTAGCTACGTCATCTATCAAAGCCCTAAGCGTTTTCTTTTTCATGGATTTCCTTAAAGTCTTTAATATCCAACTCAACAACAATCTCTCTTTCGTGATGGCCTCTTCTGTTTTCGTGCCAATCTTCAGAGAGTTTGAAAGTCTTTGAGCATTTATCTATATCAACACATCCAACTTTATCAGTCCACTTAACTATGAAAAGACTTGGTATGCCAGTTATCTTGGTTTGATTGTGTCCTGCTATTAACTTGCCAAGTGACATATAGACTGTTGGGTATTTGTTCATCGGGCAGCTTCTCAATCTTAGCTCTGCAAAAGCCAAGCTACCGTTACTCTTCTTTAGTATGTAGTCAAACTGGGCGTTCTTCTTCTGTTTAACTATCTCAACTCCCCAAGACTTAGATACATATTGCGCAAGTTTTCTCTCATTGCTCTGGTCTTTGTCGTTCTCATATAGAACTTTGTTGGGGTCGTTCTCGTGTATCATTCCCTCAAATCCTCTTGGCTCTCTATCAGGAGTTCTATGTAATGCTTCGCCTTTAGTAAATCCTCAACACCGTTCTTGCTTTTCCACCTTGATACATACTTAACTACGTTCGCTTCACAGTAGCTTAAATCATTAGCCTGTATGTATTCTATAGGTTGTATCTTCATTCCCTTATAATGACTACCACCTATCTGTTTGTCTGTTGCCTTCATAAGTAATCCTGGTTATCAGTGACCTCTCCCAGACGTTTCTTTTCCAAGTGTTCCGTAGCCTTCTTCATGGCTAGAATCTTCTCAGACTCGTCATAGGTATTCCAGTTAATAACGTCCTTGTAATATCTGCCACAACCTACACACCAAATACTGCCAACGGTAGAAGTAGAACATATACCTCTACAGGGATTCCTTACCTTGGCTATACCTTCGGTAAAGGGCATGGGATTGGAAAGTGTTTGTTCACACATATCTCTACGGGCCTCCCGTATGTTTCTGCGAGCTTCCCACAGTACGTTCTAGTGGGATTGTATTTATCTTTTAAGTGATAGATACATTGCTCGCAGTGTTCAAGGATATTCAATTCGTCTAACTGTCTCATGGTGTTACCGTAACTCTACTAATCTCGCCTTTATCTTTGTGGTAAGTGATTGCTAACGCACCCCTTTGGGAGTGTTCAAATCCCCTCGCTCCGTAGGCATCCCTAGCATTTAACGTGGGGTGTCTTTCAATTACCGCACCTGAAGATTCAAATAACTCCTTCGTATGGTAGTGACCAGTGGCTAAATAAATATAATCCGTATTAGCCATCTCACCCCTGAATCTGGGTTCAGAGAAGAACTTACCTGCCAATCCTTTTATCCTAGTTAAATGACCATGATGCCAACCTAGAAAGACTTTACCCCAAGTAAATGAGTAGTATGGGAACACACTATTATCTACAGTGACTCTCTTATTATTCTTAAACGCCATATTCATAACAGCCTGCAACCAGACCGAACCAGTTAAATCGTGGTTCCCCTCACAGATAACAACGTGAACGTGCTTATGTTTATGAAGGAGCATTTCTACGGCCCTGACGCAGCTTTCTATGGCGACTTGGACTAACTTAGGATAGCGTCCATCAGAGTCAAGAACGTGCTTATTTAGGGGTGTGACGGACGTTAAACCGTCCCAGTGAAGGAAGTCTCCCATCTGAACGAATATGGCCTGTTCGGAGTCGGGAGTACCATCAATCATATCAGTGAAGGCTTTGTGTAAAGTGTCTTCAGCTATCTTAATATCCCAATCTTCACCAGTCTCCTCGCTCCAAGAATAGGCTCCGATATGATAGTCAGTGATTGTGTAGACTGAGCATAGTTCTTTACTTGTTTTCTTAGGAGCTTTAACAAGGGGCCAAGGCTTTATACCTTGAGTGAGAGATTCAGTGACCTCTCGCATTATCTGTTCTTGTCTCTCGTTATCCGCTTCAGTCTTTACCCACTCAATCTTAGTGTTACCGTCTGCATCAAAGAGAGTAGACCTACCCTTTAACTTATACCCATCAGGTATTTCTTTGGGAGTCTTCTGCCAGCCCTTCTCAGCAGCTTTCAGTTCTACTCTTTGTTTAGCAGCCCTTACGGTACGGTCAGCAATACCAAGTTCTTTTGCTGCCGCCGCAGAAGTACCTAATTCTATCCAAGCGGATAGGAGTTCTAGTTCCCTTTCAGTCGTACAGTATTGTAGTAAATCAAGGGGTGGAGCGTTTCTTGTAGAATGACACTCAAGTTTAGACATATAAACCTCATAATCTTCTGCTTAACCACTCTCTATTAAATAAAACTAAATCTCTATACTTATCATCATCAGTAAGGGTGTATCTCTTGCGACCACTCTCTCTGAATTCTTTTGTCGCTTTGTATACCTTTTGCTTGTTACAACATCTATCTGAACAGAACTTAGCGTTTGGTCTACTCCTGTTCACTATCTTGTCGCATTTCACATACGCGCAAATCTTCTCTGACATCCTCCAATACCTCTTTTAATTCCTTTATTAAAGTTATTATTTCTTCAGCTTCATCCCCATCCAATTCTAAACTCAATCGCATCCCAAGGTTCTCCTGTCTCCAATGCCCTAATCGTTTTGGTAGCCCGTATCATGTCTTCCTTTTTCATCTTTCCATACTTGGCTTTTAATAAAGCGATACTGAAGGCTTTACCTCTACCAGGCATACTTCTTTGTGTGTCTAGCATTTCTTTACTTTCAACATATAAGGTTTCTACTTCTGCGGCCATGGAATGTGTACTCCTTTATTAGACAAGGCTCTATTAACATT